TACGCCGCAACTGGAATGAAGATGATGAACTTCGCCTCAAGCGCCAGCACTTTGTACACTACCAATATATCCCCGGATTCGGAGCTTATGGTTTTGGACTCTTCCATCTTATCGGTGGTTTTGCCAAATCGGCCACAAGCCTTATGCGTCAATTGGTTGACGCAGGAACGCTATCTAATCTTCCCGGTGGACTCAAGTCGCGCGGACTTCGCATTAAAGGTGATGACACACCGATTGCCCCCGGAGAGTGGAGAGACGTCGACGTAGCCTCTGGCAACATCCGTGACAGCATCCTGCCTCTGCCGTACAAGGAGCCAAGCGCTACTCTGTACAACTTGATGCAGAACATTGTGGAGGAAGGCCGCCGCTTCGCTGCAACGGCTGACATGAAGGTCTCCGACATGAGCGCTAACGCGCCTGTGGGCACGACGCTGGCTCTGCTTGAGCGCCAGCTTAAAGTCATGACGGCTGTTCAGGCCCGTGTGCACTTTGCTCTGAAGCAAGAGTTGAAGCTGCTCAAGAACATCATCCGCGACTACACAGACCCAGACTACACGTACGATCCTGCGTACGGCACTCGCAAAGCCAAGAAGGCAGACTACGACTTGGTGGATGTAATCCCCGTGTCTGACCCCAACGCTGCGACCATGTCTCAGCGCGTTGTTCAGTACCAAGCTGTGATTCAGATGGCGCAAATGGCTCCGGACATCTACAACTTGCCAGAACTGCACCGCGGGATGCTCAACGTCTTGGGCATCAAGAATGCTGAGAAGCTTGTGCCGATCGAGGACGACATGAAGCCTATCGACCCAGTGCAGGAGAACCAGAATGCGCTGACAGGCAAGCCAATGAAAGCGTTCTTGCATCAGGACCACCAAGCCCACATTCAAGTGCACATGCTTGTGATGCAGGACCCCATGATTCAGCAGTTCATTGGCCAGAACCCGCAAGCGGCCAAGATCATGGGCGGCATGTCAGCGCACATTGCAGAGCACGTTGGCTACCAGATGCGCCAGAAGATTGAGCAACAACTCGGTATGCCACTGCCACCCGAAGACGAGAAGCTGCCACCAGAGATCGAGATTGCCTTGTCCGGCATGATGGCTCAGGCGGCCAATCAGGTGCTCCAGCAAAGCCAAGCACAAGCCGCTCAAATGCAGGCTCAGCAGATGGCGCAGGACCCCATCGTTCAGATGCAACAGCAAGAGCTTCAGCTCAAGGCGCAAGAGCTTCAACTCAAAGAGAAGAAGATTACCGCAGACGCCGCTGCAGCTGCAGACAAGCAAGAGTTGGAAGAGCAAAAGGTCAAAGGTCATCTGGAATTGGAAGCCATGCGCGTTGGTGCTCAGATCAGAGAGAGCCAAGCCAAATCCCAGTTTGAACAAGAACGTGCCGGTGTCCAGATGGGCATCGACATCGCAAAGAGCAAATCCCAAACGGAGTTGCAAGCGCGGACTGCAGCACTGCAGAACGCATCCAGAAACCAACCTAAACCAATCAAATGATTCAAGACTTCGCACACGTATTGCGCGACCAAATACGTAGGGACATGAACAACTATGCCGATGACTTGGCTGGCGGTGCATGTCGCTCATTTGAGGAATACCAAAAACTCTGCGGGATTATTTCGGGTCTAGCCCTTGCAGAGCGTTATGTTCTTGACCTGCTAAAGAAAGTTGAAGATGCAGACAACCACTGAATCTGGTTTGATTTTGCCCCCCGGTATTTCATTGCCGCCACACATTCAACCGATGGACGCCCCAGACGAGGATGATGACAATGAAGACAAAGCAGGCGCACTGCCAACCCCCACAGGTTGGAAGCTGCTCTGTATCGTGCCTGAAGTTGAAGCAAAGATTGCTGGCACGTCACTGGATCTCGTGAGAGATACAGCCACTATGCGCCAAGAAGAACACGCCACCACGGTGTTGTTTGTATTGCGTGTAGGCCCCGATGCGTACAAAGACAGCGCCAAGTTCCCCAACGGAGCGTGGTGTAAAGAAGGCGACTTTGTGTTAGTACGTACTTACTCCGGCACAAGATTCAAGATCTTTGGCAAGGAGTTCCGTCTCATCAACGATGACCAAGTTGATGCTGTTGTGCAAGACCCTCGCGGCTTAACCCGCGCTTAAAAGGAACGTTATGAAAGACGAATTTAAATTTCCTGACGAAGTAGAAGCGAAGAAGACCCCTGAAGTCGAGTTTGAAATTGAAGGCGAAGGGGATGTTGACATCGAGATTGAAGACGACACGCCTGCCCAAGACAGAGGCCGCAAGCCTTTGGACAAGGAAGTTGTTGACCCAACAGATGAAGAGATTGAGTCTTATTCGGACAAAGTTAAATCACGGATTAAAGAGCTGACACACGCACGCCACGACGAGCGCCGTGTCAAAGAAGCCACGATGCGTGAGAAACAAGAGCTGGAGCGTCTTGCACAGCAGTTGATTGAGGAGAACAAACGCCTCAAGAAAAACGTCTACACAGGCCAAGAAGCAATCATTGCTGGCGCCAAGTCAAAAGCTGAGAGCGAACTAGAAATGGCTCGCCGCAAGCTCAAGGAAGCACAAGAATCCTTTGACACGGATGCCATCATTGCCGCGCAAGAAGCTGTGATGGATGCCAAGATTAAAGTTGAACAGACAAAAAATTATCGTCCTACCCCTTTACAGGAAGAAAAATTTGATGTACAACCGCAACAAACCCAACCTGAGAAGGTTGAGCCCGACGAAAAAACTCTGCGCTGGCAGGCAAAAAACCAGTGGTTCGGTGCTCAGGGGTTTGAAGAATACACCAGCTACGCACTAGGGCTGCATCAAAAACTAGTCACAAACGGAGTGGATCCCCGCTCTGCTGAATACTTCGAGCAAATTGATGCTCGCATGAAGTCAACGTTTCCTGATCTATTTGGTCGAAGCGAAGACAAGCCAAGGTCTGGTGAGGTTCAACGGAAACCTACAACAGTGGTGGCCTCTGTGTCTCGTTCTACGAGCGCAGGAAAAATCAAGCTGACGACAACGCAAGTTGCGTTGGCGAAGAAATTAGGTTTAACCCCGCAGCAATACGCTGCACAAGTAGCAAAACTGGAGAACTGAAATGGCTGAAACAATTGACCGCAAAAACCGTGATCTGACGACACGCGAAAAATCCGCCCGTGCTGTATACGTACCGCCGAGCAACTTGCCTGATCCAACGCCTGAACCGGGCTGGGTGTACCACTGGGTGGCTACGCACGTTCTGGGACAGTCGGAAGTGACCAACGTATCGCGCAAAATGCGTGAAGGTTGGGAGCCGGTAAAGGCAGAGGACCATCCAGAATTGATGATGGTTGGGAATGATAAGACTGGCAACGTTGAAATCGGCGGCCTCATGCTCTGCAAGATGCCTAAAGAAAAATTCGAAGCCCGTAAAGCTTATTACGACCAGCAAGCTCAAAACCAGATGGACTCAGTTGACAATAGCTTCATGCGACAAAATGATCCACGCATGCCGTTGTTTGCCGACCGCAAGTCGACTTCAACTCGTGGTGGATTTGGTTCTGGTTCCAAATAAACTTTAGGAGTCCTTAAATGGCATCTACACAAACCCCTTACGGTTTTCGAGCCGTAAATGAGTTGGGTGGCCTACCATACGCTGGTAGCACTCGCTCGTTCCCTATTGACCCCGCTGGTTACGGCACTAACATCTTCAATGGATCGTTGGTGTACGTTGCTGCTACGGGTTACTTGCAAATCGTTACTTCCGTTGGTTCTAACGACAGCACAACCTACTTCCCCACAGGAAGCGCTGGCTCTGCAACTAACACAGGCTCTATCGGCGTTTTCGTCGGTTGCTCCTATGTCAATGCACAAGGTCAGACGATCTTCTCACAGTACTACCCTGCTAACGCTTTGAACGCGATCGCTTTCGTTGTTGACGACGACCGCGCTGTGTTCCAAGTGCAAGCTAACAACACTGTGGCTGCATCTGCTTTGGGTACAAACGTGTTCTTGGCTGCTGCGCAAAGCACCAGCACAGGTTCTACAACCAACGGCAATTCAACTACTGCTGTGTCTGCTTCTTCTGTTGCCACTTCTGCGGCCTTCCGCATTGTTGGTTTCGTGAACAACGCACAGTCACAAGTTGGCGATGCTTATACTGATTTGCTGGTGAAGTTCAACCCCGGCTACCACTCATACACCATCGCAATTGGTCTGTAAGGAGTAATTAACCATGGCAATTTCACGCGCACAACTACTTAAAGAGTTGCTCCCCGGTCTGAACGCTTTGTTCGGCATGGAATACGCTCGCTACGGCGAAGAGCACAAAGAAATCTACGAAACAGAGAAATCTGAGCGTAGCTTCGAAGAAGAGACAAAGCTTGCTGGCTTTGCTTCTGCTCCCGTCAAGAATGAAGGCCAAGCCATTGCATATGACAATGCGCAAGAAGCCTTCACCGCACGCTACAACCACGAGACCATTGCTCTGGGCTTCAGTATCACTGAAGAAGCTGTGGAAGATAACTTGTATGACTCTTTGTCTGCTCGTTACACCAAAGCTTTGGCCCGCGCCATGGCCTACACCAAGCAAGTTAAAGCCGCTTCCGTTATCAACAACGGTTTCAACGGTTCATACTTGGGTGGTGATGGCGTCACTTTGTTCGGTAACAACAGCTCTAGCACTCGAGTTGGTCACCCACTCGTTAACGGTGGTGTGAACTTCAACAGCCCTACAACTGGCGTTGACTTGAACGAAACATCTTTGGAAAACGCCGTGATTCAAATCGCAGCGTGGGTGGACGAGCGTGGTCTGTTGATCGCCGCTAAGCCCCGTAAGATGGTGGTTCCCCCAGCACTGATGTTCGTTGCCAAGCGCTTGCTTGACACTGAGCTGCGTGTTTCTACTGCTGACAACGATATCAACGCGTTGAAGCAGATGGGTGCAATCCCTGAAGGTTACACTGTTAACCACTTCTTGACCGACAGCAACGGCTGGTACTTGTTGACCGACGTTCCTAACGGCATGAAGCACTTCGAGCGTATCGCCTTGCAAAACAGCATGGACGGTGACTTCGATACAGGTAACGTTCGTTACAAAGCCCGTGAGCGTTATAGCTTCGGCTGGTCTGATCCCCTCGGTATGTGGGGTTCTTCAGGTTCTTAATTGAACTTGTGAAAAGGGGGCTTGTGCCCCCTTTTCTTTTCGTGTATATTGACTTCATTCCGGGCTTTCCCGGTGTTCTTACAGTCCCGGCTGACGACATGCAGATAGAACACCACAACTTGCATGTAAGGAATAATCATGGCAAATACCACGTTTAACGGCCCAGTTCGCTCGCAGAACGGCTTTCAATCAATCACTACAAACAGCACTACTGGCGCTGTTACCGTTGACGCAACATTCGGTGCCGCTAGCACTGTTGACAGCGTAACGATTGCATCTTTCGCTAAATTAACTCCAGTTCTGACTACTGCACTGCCCACCGCTGCCGCTGGCAACGCTGGCCAAGTTCGCTTGATTAGCGACAATGGTGCAGGTAACAACGAATACTGCCTTGTGATCTCTACCGGCTCTGCTTGGGTTACGGCTGTTGGCGCTGCACTGAGCTAATCAACCCATGGGGCTTTGGCCCCGTTTTTAAAGGAGATTGATTATGACAATGCAAACCGACGTCCTATCGTCGCACGTTGAGGCTACGGGCACCATGGTGTCTGGCCGCATCCGTGTGAAGGGTTACCAATGTCTTTCTGGCGGTACAGCTGGCGATATTATTTTCCGTGACGGCGGTGCTTCTGGCACTATCCGATTGCAGTTCAATATCCCCGGAAACACCAACAACCCGTTTTCAAACTTAATCCCCGGCGAAGGCATTTTGTTCACTACGGACGTGCACGTAACGCTGCCAACGGCGGCAAAAGTGACGGTGTTTTATGGCTAAGTCACCCGCATGGCAACGCAAAGAGGGGAAGTCCGAGAAGGGCGGCTTGAACGCCAAGGGACGGGCCTCGTACAACAAGGCAAATCCCGGCAAACCGGGCCTGAAGCGCCCTCAACCAGAGGGCGGCAAACGCCGCGACTCTTTCTGCGCGCGTATGGAAGGCATGAAGAAGAAGCTGACCGGAGAGAAGGCCAAGAAAGACCCGAACTCCAGAATCAACAAAAGCCTTCGGGCTTGGAATTGCTGATATGACTCAACACGACACAGCTAAAGCAGTTGCAGATGGCGCAGCAGTCTTAACAACTGTTGGCGTTATGGCGACGTGGTTGCCGCCTTTGGCGTCTCTGTTCACTATCATCTACCTTGGTCTTCGTATCTGGGAGTCTGAGACCGTGCGTGAGATGACCAATCGTACAAAGGCATCAAATGCCGTCGACGAGTAAAAAGCAACACAACTTCATGGCGGCGATAGCGCACAGTCCTGCGTTTGCCAAGAAGGTGGGAGTTCCGCAAAGCGTTGGGAAAGATTTCAACGAAGCGGACAAGGGTAAGAAGTTTGGCTCTGGCGGGAAAACCCGTCCAGATATTCAGAAGGCAAACCGAGCTAAAACCGATCACGGAAAAATGGCTCTTTTTAAAGAAGGTGGATCTATCATGGCTACACGTAAAAACAACGGCATCACTACTGCCAAAATGGGTTCAGTGCGTACAGCGGCTCCTAGCCGTGACGGTATTGCTTCTAAAGGCAAGACCAAAGGCACTATGGTCTCTATGAAGGGCAGCACCCCCTTGGGTATGAAAAAGGGCGGCATGACCAAGAAGATGAACATGGGCGGCAAGGCCTGCTAAATCATGATGGCCAGCCGTGGGATGGGGGATATTGCCCCCTCTAAAATGCCCAAGGGCGTTAAGAAAGCCCGACGGGACGATACTGACTTCACCCAATACAAAGAGGGTGGGAAGGTTAACGCCGCAGGCAATTACACGAAGCCCGGTCTTCGCAAGAAGATTGTGTCTCAAGTAAAAGCCGCGGCCACCCACGGCACCGGCGCAGGTCAATGGTCTGCCCGTAAAGCTCAGCTAGTTGCCAAGAAGTACAAGGCGGCTGGCGGGGGTTACCGAGATTGAAAGCACCTCAGAAATCATTGAAGGACTGGGGCGACCAGAAATGGAGAACCAAAAGTGGTAAAAAATCTTCTGACACGGGTGAGCGATACCTTCCTAGTGCTGCGATTAAAAGTCTCAGTTCTGCTGAGTACGCTGCGACAACGCGTGCGAAAAGAGCCGGAAAAAAAGCCGGAAAACAATTCGTAGCGCAACCTAAAACGATTGCAAAGAAAACGGCAGGATTTAGATGACCACTTCAGGACTTACCTCGTTTAACCTTGACCTCAGCGACATGGTTGAGGAGGCTTTTGAACGGGCGGGTTCTGAACTCCGCACGGGCTATGACTTGCGCACGGCTCGTCGGTCTTTGAATCTGTTGTTTGCTGACTGGGCAAATCGCGGCGTGAACATGTGGACGTTTGAGCAAAACACCATCACGCTGGTTGCTGGACAGCCAACATACGCGCTACCGGACGATACAGTTGATTTGCTTGACCATGTGATCCGCACAAACGCAAACGTGGCCAACAACCAAGCTGATCTGACAATCACGCGTATTAGTGTTTCTACTTATGCGACGATCCCCAACAAACTGATCCAAGGCCGTCCGATTCAGGTCTGGGTGCAGCGTTTGACTGGCGGGGCAAACTTGCTTGCTGGAACAGTGCAGGCAACAATTAACGCAACGGCTACAACCATCCCAGTCACATCGCTTGTGGGTATCCCCACTGCGGGCTTTATCCAGATTGGCTCAGAGCTAATTGGGTACAACGAGACAACCCCAGCAGACGGCGCTACGCCTGCGTACTTGCTCAACTGCACGCGTGGACAAGACGGCACGACTGCGGCTAGCCACACAACTGGCGCGGCTATGAGCTTGGTTCAAAAGAACAGCATCACTGTGTGGCCAACCCCAAATGCGGGAACTACGTATCAGTTCGTCTACTGGCGCATGCGTCGTATTCAAGACGCTGGTGGCGGCACTAAGACTATGGATGTTCCGTTCCGTTTTGTGCCCTGCTTGGCCGCAGGTCTGGCTTACTACATTGCGCTCAAAGTGCCCGAGGGTTTACAGCGCCTTGATGTTTTGAAGCAACAATATGACGAAGCTTGGGACAGAGCCGCAGGCGAAGACCAAGAAAAGGCTGCGGTACGCTTTGTACCGCGCCAGCAGTACATTGGAAGCGGCACGTAAATGGGAAATCGGTTTTCGTCTGGCAAGAACGCCATTGCGGAATGTGACCGCTGTGGGTTTCGTTTTAAGCTGCACGAATTACGTAAAGAAATTATCAAAACTAAGAACTACAATCTCTTGGTTTGTAAGACATGTTGGGACCCTGACCAGCCGCAGTTGCAGTTGGGCATGTATCCGGTGGATGACCCGCAAGGCGTGCGTGATCCGCGTCCTGATTTGAGCTACTATCAGTCTGGTAACACAGGCTTGCAGATTGTTCTGACAAACAGTTCGGGCAAAGATGCGGCAGGTCTACCGTCTGAAGGTAGCAGGGTTTTTCAGTGGGGCTGGAATCCTGTTGGGGGAGCCAGATTTTTTGACACTGCTTTAACGCCAAATGACTTGGCAATGGCAGCACAAGTTGGTACAGTAACGATACAGATAGGAGTCTGACATGGACAAGAAAGATTTAGCTCAAGACAAGAAGATGATTAAATCTGCTGTGGGTAAGCATGAGAAAAATATGCACCCCGGCAAAACACCCACCAAGCTCAAAGCTGGCGGCAAAACTAACAGCGACATGCTCAAGTATGGCCGCAATATGGCCAAGGTCATGAACCAGCGCTCTGTTGGTCGTGGAGGCTAAGATGGCTACATACAAGCAACCAAAGAAAGAACCAACCGTTGTTGTTGGTCAGATGCCTGTTAAAGAAGCTTTGAAAGCCAACATGTCTATTGCCAATCAGCGTAGCAACCCCTACGACGGCGTTAAGACTTCTGGTATCAAGATTCGCGGTACTGGATGCGCTACTAAAGGCACAATGGCCAGAGGTCCGATGGCATGAACTATACGCAACTCAGCAACGCTATTCAGGCGTATACGGAGAACACTGAAGCAAATTTTATTGCTCAGATACCCGTGTTCGTTCAGCAAGCTGAGCAACGTATTTACAACACGGTTCAGTTTCCATCGCTTCGCAAAAATATGACTGGCGAGGTGTCCACAACGACACCATACTTGTCCGCGCCAACTGACTACTTGGCTACGTATTCCTTGGCAGTCATTGATGCTGACGGCAATTACGAGTATTTGTTAAACAAAGACGTTAACTTTATTCGTCAGGCATACCCCAGCGCCAGCGATATTGGTTTGCCTAGGTACTATGCCTTGTTTGGCCCAACGGTATCAGCTTCTGCAATCTCTAACGAGTTGTCTTTTATTCTTGGCCCCAAGCCAGATGCAAACTACCAAGTTGAGTTGCACTTTTACTACTACCCAGCGTCCATCACAACTGTGCCAAGTGGCCAGACATGGCTGGGCGATAACTTTGACTCAGTGCTGTTGTACGGTTCTTTGGTTGAGGCTTACACCTACATGAAGGGTGAAGCGGACATGTTGCAGTTGTACAACACCAAGTATCAAGAAGCACTGATGTTGGCTAAACGTTTGGGTGATGGAATGGAGCGCCAAGACGCGTACCGATCTGGCCAGTACCGTCAGAAAGTGATGTGACATGTCCATCCAACAAACAACCACCACCAGTTTTAGAGTTGAACTGCTTCAGGCAGTACACAACTTTGGCCCCACAACGCCTAACACTTTTAAAATTGCGCTGTACACAGGCGCGGCTAACATTGGCGCAACAACCACTGCGTACACAACAAGCGGTGAAGTAGTGGGCACGGGCTACGTTGCTGGTGGTAATACGTTGGTAATTTCAACACCCCCAACTGCAAGCAATAATACGGCTTTTGTACCGACGGCGTACATTTCGTTCAGCAACACGAGCTGGGCGAGCGCATCGTTTACATGCCGTGGGGCTTTGATTTATAACGCAACGCAAGGCAACAAGTCTGTTGCCGTGTTGGACTTTGGTGCAGACAAAACTGTAACCAATGACACGTTTCAGATCATCTTCCCAACTTCTGATGCTAACAGCGCCATCGTGCGCATCTCTTAAGGACTTATATGACTAAAGAACTCTCAAGCTTCGGCGACCACGCAGAAATCAGCATGCAATCTAATGTTGCTGGCTCTGAGACTGTTGGCATTGAAGGCGTCTACCACGTAGTTTGCCGTGATGCTGAAGGCAACATCAAGTGGGAAGAGCAGTTCCCCAACTTGGTGAATGCTGTTGGTAAAGAGCTGATGTTGGACACCTTGTTGTCTGGCACTTCTTACACTACCGTTGGCCCATTCCTTGGTTTGATCTCAGGTGCTAGCCCCACATTTGCAGCGTCTGACACTATGGTTACACACGCTGGTTGGACTGAGTTTATCAACTACACAGTTGGCGGCTCTGCGGTTCGCGGTACGGCTGTGTTTACATCAGCTACTTCTACCGGTACAACTCCAGCTAACGTGACAACCAAGGCTGCTGCAGCTATCACCTACACCATCACCGGTGCGGGCGGTACAGTGGGCGGCTGCTTCTTGGTGACAGGTTCTGGCGCGGCTTCTACGCTGTCCAACACAGGTGGTACGTTGTATAGCGCTGGCGCATTTGCTACTGCTAAAATCACAACAGCTGGCGATACAGTTTCTGTAACTTACAGCACCACCGCAACGAGCTAATAAGGAGTCGTTTAAATGGCTCTTGTACTTGCAGATCGCGTTCAAGAGAACACGACAACGACCGGCACTGGCACGCTAACGCTTGACGGTGCTGTATTCGGCTTTCAGACATTTGCTGTAGTCGGTAACGGCAATACTTGCTACTACACCATCGTTGACGGTGGCGCGTGGGAGGTGGGTATTGGTACGTACTCAACTACGGGTCCAAGTCTTGTACGTACTACGGTGCTGTCCAACTCCAACGGCAACACATCGCCAATCACATTGGCGGTTGGAACTAAGAACGTATTCCTGACATACCCCGCAGAGAAATCTGTCAATGTGGATGGCGGGTCTACAGTCAATTTGCCCGGCGCATTGGTGTTAAACGGCACGATCAACTCCAACTCAAATGCGTTTGTTGGTGGCAACCTAGGCGGCAATCAGTTTCTTCCAAGCAATGGTAGCGGTGCGCAGGTCAATAGCTTGCGTGATGGTTTTGTAACCGTCAACGTTGGTACAGGCGGAACAATTTCAAAGACCTCTACGTTTGACATCAACGGTAACTTGCTGACCAACAGTGTTACGCAGGCTATTGAAATCACGACCGCATCAGGCACGTTAAAGTCGCTGACAGCTTCTTCCCCACACTTTCAAGTTTTGACGGGCACGGGCGTACAGACTATTAGGTTGCCAGATGCAACATCTTTAACAACTGGCTCTACGTGGACTTTTGACAACAACTCAACCGGCGGATTGACTGTTGCTGACTTTGCGGGCACGACGCTTGAAGTTGTGCCGCCCGGTGGTTACTCTACTGTGTTTCTACAGACAAACGCCACGGTAGCTGGCACATGGGGGCGTTATGGAATGCTGCCTGCTGAAGTTAACTGGGGCACAAACAGCCTTGACTTGGGCGGTAGCACAATCGTTACCAATGGCACTTGGCAGGGCAGTGCAGTACAACCACCTTATGGTGGTACAGGTCTAACCACATTCTCTGCGGCCAACAACGCGCTGTACTCTACTGGGGCTTCCACACTGACTGCGGGCACATTGCCAATTGCAGCGGGCGGTACAGGCAACACAACAGCCTCCGGTGCTATCAATGCTTTGATTCCAAGCCAGACCAGCAACGCGGGTAAGTATTTAACAACCAACGGCACAAGCGTGTCATGGGACTATGTGAGCACGGCTCTGGTTCCAATCACGCAGAATGCTGATAACGTAACAGTCAACCAAACGATTGCCGCTGGCGCTAATGGATTCTCTGTCGGACCCATGACTATTCAAAGTGGTGTGACGGTGACTGTGGCGAGCGGTCAGCGCTGGGTCGTCATCTAAGGAATAAAAATGAGTAGCATAGCCGCCGGAACAACTACCACGACTGGGTACGTCGTCACATCAGACTCTACTGGAGCGCTGGTGCTTAAGACTGGCGCGTCTGCTACGACTGCGGTGACTATTGATACAAGTCAGAACGTTGGGATTGGTACAAGTAGTCCTAGCCAACGATTGGCTTTGCAAGGCAGCTCCACAACATACGCTTTAGCCGAAACAACAGGAACAGGGACAAGTTCTGGTTTCCGAATGAAGGCTGGCGCATCTGCTGACTACACATTATTTACGACCCAAGGCGTAAATCAGTTTGCTATCTATGACAACGCTGCGGGATCGGAGCGTTTAACGCTTTCTTCCTCAGGCAATCTAGGTATTGGTACAACTAGTCCTGCTACAAAACTTGATGTTGCTGCTACAGAAGCAACGATTCGTGTCACTTCAACAACTGGGACAAATTTAACTGATGTTCGTGTTGTAAACACGGGTGGCACTCTTTACTCTGGTATTGAGCGATCAGCAGGTGGCGCACTTGGCCCAACTGGTGCTTACGAAGCGTTTTTATTATATGGCGCTGATAGACCCATGTACATCGGTACTGGTAATTCATATCTGCGTTTTGGCACAAATGCCACAGAGCGTATGCGCATCGACTCCTCAGGCAATCTAGGCTTGGGAGTTACTCCTGATGCGCTTAGTTTTCCATTCACAAGTAGTTCATTACAGTTTGCAGGTGGAAACTCAATATATCCGTGGAGTGGTGCGGGTATGTATTTTCAATCAAACGCTTATTACAACTCAAGCTGGAAATACAAGACTACAAATCCTGCAGGGCAAATGGTTCTTAGTATTGATGGAAGTTTTGTATGGAATAGAGCAGCATCAGGCACAGCAGGAAACACCATTACCTTTACTCAGGCAATGACTCTGGATGCTAGTGGTAATTTAGGGTTGGGGACTACTTCTTTGAACCTGAGTGGAGGTGCTTCTGGCTCCCAAATAATGACCATTTCTGCATCGTCTTCTGGTCGTAATGGTATTCTTGAACTGAATGGCACACGCACGACATCGGGCGATTATGTTGGCTATGTGCGATTCTTTAACAACGGGGCTGCTACTCCGTTGGCAGACATTCAGGCTATTCGTGGTTCGTCAGATACAACGGGTGTGCTTGCTTTTGCAACAGGCAACACAGAACGTGCCCGTATAGACTCAAGCGGTAATTTTGGTGTTGGGACTACAAACATAAATTACAAAGCAGTAATTTACAACGCAACAACAGATACCGATGTTTTAACACTTTCTAACAATCAAATTAACAGCGACGCCCAGCAGCATTATGTTGGCTTAAATTTGCAAGACAACAATGGCAGTATTAGCGGCGCTGGAAACGCAAGCGCTATTCGGTCGTACAGCAACCTGTATGCTACTTGGGGCAGTTCGCTAACATTCTGGACTACCGGAGGCGCTGGAAACGGGATGTTTGAACGTGCCCGTATAGACTCAAGCGGTAACTTGCTGATGGGGGCTACCTCGTCTTTTACGACGTATGCGTCTATTCAAGTTACCGGGGACAATAAAGGTGTGGGCATTCGTGATACCACAGACGGTTCATACCGGGCTATCTATAACCAAAGCGGTACTTTGTATTTTTGGAATGGTTCAAACGAAGGATATTTAAGTACAGCAGGTGCTTGGGTCAACGCATCAGATGCGCGACTAAAAACAAATGTGCGTGATGTTGAATACGGTCTTTCCGCTGTCATGCAATCAAAACCAAGATCATTCGAGCGGGTTGACATTGATGGTTCTTATGTTGGTTTTGTAGCGCAAGAGTTGCAAGAACTGATTCCAGAAGTAGTGTCAGGTAGACCGGAAAAACAACTTGGCGTTGACTACGGCTCTTTAGTTGCGGTTGCATTCAAAGCCATCCAAGAACAACAAGCCCTAATTGAAACATTGACACAGCGCATCACTGCGTTGGAAGGAAGATAAACCATGCCTATCACGCTCAATGGCGATACTGGGATTACAACGCCCGGCCTGATTAACACGGGCAGTACCACTCTCATCAACTTAACAACCACAGGCAACACCATTCTGGGCGACCAGAGCACAGACACGTTGAACGTGGCCAATGG